CAGGTGCGTTTTTTCCTCCTGCGTCAACACCGGCATCTCTGTCTGCAATATGGGCGTCTTTTTCAGCCATAAAGGCGGGGCATAGGGTTCGACCAAGCACACCACCCTTAATCCCGGCTGGTTCAGATGCTCAGATAACCTCTCTGGCAGTGACGTGCGCTTTTCCATCCGTGCCTGCAGGTTGCGGATCACCATGCCCGCGCCGCGCATACGGGCTTCGCGCATCAGACAGGTTAAATGCAGTAACAGCGCATCGTCATCACTCTCGGAGCACTTATCGATATCGACCTGCAGCGTCTGCCGGTTTTCAGAGGCAAAAATGCCCGACACCGCATGGGCTCTGGCGCTCCCCGGCATACCGCGCAGCAACACCACGGGGCGCGGCTCAATATCGTCAGTCAGTAACACGCCGGCCAGCGCGTCTTTTAAGCCGGCAGGATAAAACGGCAGTACTGGCGGCGTTGACCATTCCGCCCACGACACTAATGCCGGTGCCAAATAGTGATGCCCGAGTAAAAAATGGTACACACTGCTGTCGGTCATAAAGCGGGTTTGGCTCCATGCCGGATTTTTTTTATTCTCCTCAATCGTTAACAGCTGACCGTGCATTAACGGCGCCTGAGGCAGAAAACTGGCTTGCTGTGCCCGCTTTTCCCTGTCTGAAGGGCAAAATAGCGTGAGGGCCAATGAAAAACTGGGCAGTTGACTTTGCCTTCCCTGTTGGATCCAGGAAAACAGGTCATAATAACGGCTGTCAAAATGGGGCAGCAATCCCAATAGCACCGTGTCCCGTTCAAAGTCGGTGAGTTCGAAACGATGCATCAAGTCCGTTAAGCCTTCGGCCAACAATGGCTGTCCGCTTTCCGTCGGGTAAACTGACAGTGTGTCAGCGGCCCAATGAGGCCTACCAACAGGGTGTTGCATTCGCGTCTCAACCTCCTCTTCGCTGAGCAGAAACGCATTAAGCCCCTCATGACCCACTGAATGGCGGTAATAATAATGCTGTAATAGCAGATCGATACGTTCCAACTCGCTAAACAATAGCGATAGCTGGCAATCACCCTGCGGAATAAACGCGGGCTGAAAGACGGAAGAAAGCGTCATATGGATATCCGATAAGAAGAGAAAATAGCGACTGTTTATCCTGTGAAGCCGTTTAGCGGCCAGATGATGGTCAGGGGCTGTTCAGTCCACGGGAAAGACGCCAGCGTCATTGGCCACGGCCAGTCTCTGAGTAAGAAATCATAGGGTTCCGGCCATACACTGATTTGGGGGATAGCCCCTTCCGTGCGGATTTCACCCGCCCGCTGCAAAAACAATTGCCGAATGTCTGCCAGGTTCAGCTTTTGCCAACCGGGAAGTTGTTGGCCTATAGCAGCCAGCCAGTCGTCAATCTGTTGCCGTTGTAACAGACTAAACGGTGTCGACGGCGGTACGGCGGTTGAACTGGACACCCCACATAACAATTGATTCAGCGTCAATAGCCCCTCCGCCGGCTTAACCTCCCCCCAGACCAATCGGTCGAGACCGTACACGGCCCGCCACCGCGCCGCATCGCTGGCAAACCGCTCTTCCTCCCACAGACCCAGCTGGGAAAACAACTGAGGCAAAAGCGGCCACAGTAGGAGCAAACCGGCGTTGCTGATCCCCTGACTCGACGAGCGCGGCTCGTTAGGCGAACGGAGGCCGCCTTCCCCAGGCTGTATCGTGCCTCGGGATATTGCCGGCCTCTCCTTGCCCTGCGGCAACCAGGCATCATTCCGCACAGTATGCTCCTCCTCATGCTCCGGTAACGCGGTGTTATCTCGCGATAGCACAGGCTCTCCCTGTTCCTCCCGCGTGACATCATCCTGCCGTTGTAAACAGCGGCTCAGATACGCATCAAGGCGCTGCACGCCCCGTCCGCCTTTCAACCGATGAATCACCTGACGCACGGCGGGTTGTCGCCATAATGGCAACAGCCAACGCATCACGACCAAGGGGGAATAGGCTCGTTGCTCGTGCAATGCGCTATCGGATGCCCGGTTGCCGGTCAGTAACTGCGCCATCTGTTCAGGGGGGATCTCTCCCCGAGCAATGGCCTTTGCCAAGCCAGCCACCTGGCTGGCGGTGGGGGCGTGCTGATGCATCAGCCAATCATGTCCCCGTTGGCTTTTAAGTAAGTACAACATGGCGGCTATCGACAACCGGCCAGTTGTCACCCGGCCATACCAAGATACCGGCAGCATTTTCGGGGAGTGCCATGCCCCCTCAAGTAACCGCTTCAGCAACTGCTGAAGCTGGTATGTCGGGCTATCTTGTATCAATGACTTAAGCGTGGCGGGCTGTAAGCAGCCCTGAGCCCGTTGAAACAACTCTTTTTCGCCGGGATGACGCTCGTGAAGCCAGTCTTGAAGCGTGGTGATATCAGGAATTTTGAGATTCATTTCTTGCGTCCCTCCGATGGACGCATACTCGCGGGCGAGGCATTGTGTAAATGTCTGCGTCAGCCGCTGATTAAACTGCGTGTCAAATTGTGCTACCGAAATAGCACCGAGATTAAGTTTCAACGTATTTAAACGGAGTGATATCCTCGCCGTATTATTACGCCCCCCTTTGAGAAGGGCGGATTTTAAATTATCAGAATCCAATAAAATAGAATGTAATAATATATTTCCAGAGTATTGACTTCCTGTTTTTATTTGACACTTAACCTTGTTAATTGATAGGTTCACCATAAATAAAATTCAGCCCTGATAAATCACAACTTCATAATAAACGCCAACGCATAGTGAGGAGGGATAGGGTCAATTGAATGTCTGTGTGAATTAGTTGTTAGCGTTGCATCATGTTTATGGCCCATACCACTACCTGAAGAAGAGGTCGATACTGAACTATTTGAGTCAATCATACCTTGCCTTGAATCACCATAATAATAGCCGTAGTTATGGTATTGTATTTTATAGTAATTATGTGAATGGCTGGGTATTTGATCTAAACTTAGCTTTGTATCTTTAACAGTCACACTTCCCGTAACCGTAGTATCACCAGTTGACTTTGTACCCTCTCCCTTTCCAGTAAATTTACTCCCCTTCCCTACAATAAATCGATCGCGTAAATCTGGAGTGCCATTTTCACCATTACACAGTGCCCATCCTTCCGGTGCTGAACTTCCTGAATACATTGTGATCAGCCCTTTTGGGATAACCTGAGATATATCAATACTGATCCCATTTGTGCAATCAACCTGGAGTCCGCTCCCCACATTAACCGATAGGCCAGATGCTGTGTTAATCAAACCTTGATGCAAACCAACAACTAAGCCGTTAGTGCTGGTGTTAACTTGGACAGGAGCGTATTCAACACCCTCTTCAACAATTCCAAAACCATATGAACCAACATCAGGCTCAATCATGCCTGTATTACTAACTCGCATCCCCTTACCTACTTTAACACTTACACCGTTGTTATTTACCTGTAGGCCTTTATTTTGCTCTGCCTTGACGGCAATGCCATCTTCATCGACGCTAATCCCATTTCCCGGTTTAATGGATATACCCGCTGAGTCTTTCAATTCGATTCCACTGTCGGCTTTTGGCTTAACCGAGACTCCGTCCTTATCCATCGTCAAACCGCTAATAGTTTTTAACTTAATGGCTACCCCATCCTGATCAACGCTAATCCCTTTAGCCGCGTTGGGTTTTAATTCCAGACGCCCCATAGAAGAAAGAGTAAACCCATTTGCCAGCCCGGTTTGACCCTCGACGCCCCCCAATGCCTGACGCCCCATATTGGCCAGATCAATCACGTCCGCAAAATCCGTCTGCAGCGGAATACTGCCCGCCTTAAAACGCGCCTTCAGCGCATCGGCCTGGGGCAAGGCTCTGCTCTTTGGCTCACTGTCACGTGCCGTGTCCGTTGTGCCGGCTAAGGTTGCCGAGGTTTCTACCTTGTTCTGCGGGTTTTTATCAGTCATTTTGCTCTCCAGATTCGTCATGATGTTAAAGGGTGGTTGGCACGCCTTGCGGCACGTAGAACAGCTCTTCTCGCAGGATAACGTCTTCATTCCATTGGCTGCCTTCACCGACAGCCTCGGTGCGCTGCGCCTCCGTGGCGATGCGCATCAGGCCGATTTCCAGCTGGGTAACAGGGAGATGCCCCAGGGTCAGCATCTGCATCAGCGCAAAGGCATCGTCACCCAACGGCATGCCGCTGTTTTGCCAGCGCGCATAGGTCGCCCCAAAGCTTCTGAAGGTGGCATCATCAAGCCAGTGATTAATCAGGGACACGTGGGCCGGGAACTCCGCCATAATGGTTTCCTGTACCCAGGCAACCAGCTGGTCAGGCACAATATTGGGGCCCTCTATCAGACGGCGATTGAGCACCGCACTGACCACAAAGGAGAATCGGTCTGTCGTCGCATAGTTCGCGTGGCTAAACGCCCACTGAAAACGATAGCTGCTCTCCGCTGAGGGAAACTCTTCTGTGCTGTCGGCTGCTTTTTCAATAAGTAACGTGCCCGCAATCGGGTCGACAGCTTTCACGGTCGCCGCAAGCTGCCAGTCCGCACCCACCGTGGCCGCGTGGTAGGCCTTCGCCCCGGGCTGGGCAAACTGCAGGCCGGCAGGGCGTATGACAATGTCATCTCCGACGCTGACCATGGCGGGATACGGGCTTTGCGCGTTACTCGCCAGTAAGCGCTGTTGTGGATTAGCCGGTTGCAGTTTTGCCTCGGCATAATTCAGTCGGTAATCCATATCTTGCAGCCAGACATTGCTGTTTTGCCAGCGCAGGTTGTGACTCGCCCAGGCCGTCTCAAGCCGTGACAGGGTGTTGTGCAGTTGCTGACTGTTTTCCGTGCTGACGGTAAAACAGTCCCCGTCGGTTTCGATAACCAGCAGCCGGCTGACATGCAGTCGACTCCCCCCTTCAATCGCAATCAGGTCGATAAGTTGCCCCTGGACTACCTTGCCGGCACTGCCCGCCTGCGTCAGGGTAATTTTAGGCTCGGCCACCGCAAAACCGGTCGGGGTCTGTTCACTGTCAAAGGCGCTGTCCGGGGTCTGGGGCAGCAGCTGGCGATGCTCAATCAGGTAAAACGGCAGTTGACTCAGGTCCGGATTATCCGCAAAACAGATGCTGTCGAGGCCGATGCGCGCCGCAATGCGCTTCTGCAGGGCGGAGACACGGTCAATACGGATATTGATGCGGTCATAGCCCAGGGCGGGTTGCTGCGCCAGATACGCTCGCTGCGTCGCCAGAAAATCCGGCAAATCCAGTGTCAGCGGCAGGGCAGCGCGCTGAGTGCCAAAATACCCCAGCAGATACTGAATAAAACCCAGTTCGCGGGCAAAATTGGCACCAACAGACTGCTTACCCTTCGTGAGGATAGCCACATCCTGCTGCGCAATCGCTTCCAGCGTTTTCGCGTAGGGCTGATGAATAGCCTGTTGCACCATCGCATTCGTATAGGGCCAGCGGGTCCCCCGAATGACGTCGCCTCGGTCTTTAAAGGCCAGTAAGGCCGGCAGCTTCGCCAGCTCTGCCGCGCCGTCGGCCAGCAGTTGGTCGACAGGCAGCAAAAACTGATGCACCGCGCGCGTCTGGTCGTCAATCACGGCATCGGGCTGCTGCAGGGCATAGCATTCGGGCAGCCGCTGCCCGACGGGAATATAGCCAGTCTGATCACGAAAGCGGCCGGCGGGTAACTCCGTGGACGTCGTTTCAATCAATTTTTCCTTTACCAGGTAACCCGCCATCGCCTCACTGTCCAGCGTGTTGCGAATACCGCCTCTCGACACCAGGGTTAACGGACTATCGTCACCCGCCAGCAGGCTCAGCGGCGCCGCCCCCCACAGCAGGGGGTAATAACCGTCAGCCACCTGCCAGCGCCAGTTATCCCCCTTGACAGTCGTAATGTGGCCATCGTCGGTATCGACCGACAAGGTGCTCAGGCTGGCCACGCCGGGGATAGCCAGCAACAGGTTCACCAGCGGGCCGAGGTTGAGGACGTACCCCCCGGAGGTGATCTGCGAGGGCGCCGTTTGCTGCCAGCCGTGTTTCAGCCTCGGCCCCTCAAAGATGGCGTCATCGGCATCACCGAGCGCACGCCGCTCTTCGGTGGTATAACGGGCGACCGCCGGGCGTAAAAACGCGTCAGTAACCTGATAAATCTGCGCCGCCACCTGATTGATGTCGCCGATGTTATCGGCCAGCTCAATCTTCATCCTCGGGATAAAGGTTGCCGGTTGCAGCCAGGTAATGCGCGACACCGCTTCGCCGAGATTACGGTGCGCCGCAAGAAAGGCGGCCAGGTATTTCGCCACCGCCGCCCGGTTGCCTTGCGACAGGGACTGGGTATAGCGGGTCGGAACCAGCGACAGCCAAAGATTCCCCCGCAGAGACAACGTCTTCTTGTCTTCAGGCTGGGTGACCGTCGGCTCCGTGAAGCTGTATTCACGTTTTTCCGCGTTATACCACCAGTGAAAACGGTGCGCTTCAGGCTCTTGCGTCAGGCTGACATCGCTGAATAAAAAATCCTGCTCGGGGGTGTCCAGGGCCTTAATATCGCTGCTGTGCAGGTCCAGTAAGGCGCGGCGGTAATCCTCTGCCGTCACCGTGTTGCAGGTGAGCACCTGTTCAGGACCGAACTCTTCCGGAAATAATGGCTTCCGGTCTTGCTGGGTCAGCAGGTCATTCAGCGGCAGCGACGCGCGGTAACTGAGGTCGGAACAGTTCCAGGTTGCGGACTGCAGCAGGGTGACGCCCGGATCGTGATCGCCGGTATCCGTCCAGATATCGCCACTGAGCGCAGTGACTTTTTCGTGAGCCTGTTGCCACAGCGCCTCAAACGCAATCGCGTCTTTCACCATCGGGAACAGGGCGTTTTCTTTAGACATCAGTCTCTCCTTGCGGACATAAAATCAGGACCTCGTCATCCCTGGCGGTGACGGTGCTTTGTGTTTCCACACGAGTGCATTTTCCCTCTTCATCAATAATGCAGTTTCCCGTGTCATCAATAACGTCGTGACTAAGGACCAGCGCGTTCACGGACTGCACCAGCGGTGACTGTTGCAGCGTGGCCAGCAGCCGGTAGTAGTCCACCTGATTGCCCGGCGTGACCGCCTGGCGCCGATCGGTTGCCCAGGGCATATAGTCGTGTTGCAACTGCGCCGCGAGCTGTCGATAGCCATAATCCGGGTTAATACCCGCCACGAACGTCACCCGATAGCGGGCCATCACATCGATATATTTCGGGTTCTTGAGCGTCGGCGCCGCCCACAGCGAGGTGTACTGCGCCAGCCACTGCGCCATCCGGATCAGCCTTCCTTCGCTGAGCACCGGGCGCAGCGCGTCATCGTTGTCACCATAACGGCCGTCAGGAATAACCATCAGCGATTGCACCTCAAGCGCCGGCAGACGACTCAGTTTGTCCACATCGGGAAAACGGACATCAAAAATCTCCGGGTAGTGCGCCATCAGCAGGCTGCGCATATTGTTCCAGGTGATCGCCCGCTGCCGGTGGCTTATCCGGGTCGCGGCGCGCTGCAACATCGCCGCCTCCGTTTCCCGTGGCTGTCCGCCGACAGACGGCAGGGGCTGGCGAACGTCGCTGATGGCGGCAACCGGCGTCACCAGTTGGCTGACGGTATTGGCCGGCAAGGGCTGGGCAAAGTGGCTGTCATCTATCGCCTGCGTCATATTCAGGGTCGCGGTCATCGCATTGGCCAGCACGGCCTGCAGTGTCGGCATGGCCTCGGCAGGCGCGCTCTCGTCCTTTGCCGCTTTCTTTTCGTTCAGCGTGCCTTTGATCCAGTAATACCCGGCCTCCTGCAGCCCATCATTCTTTGGCGAGCCCGGCTCACTGTCCGCCGGCAACCGCGCCCGCCACAGGTTGCTGACGGACAGGCCCGCCGTCTCGTCCTGCAGCTCCGCATCCAGCGAGGCCCAGTCTGTGCCGTTGTAATAACACCAGGCCAGATCCAGCGCCGATGAGGCGCGCACAGACCAGTAAACCGACAAGGTGTCCTGCGCCGACGTCCCGCTGAACCCCAGATAAAGCACGGGAGTCTGCTCTTGGGTGTCCGCGCCTTCCCCCGCCTCGGTAAAAAGACGCACCCCTTCATCCGGCAACGTAACGCCTGCCGCAGTGTCGATGGCGGTATACCGTTTCCACGTATCCCCAACCTGGGCCGTCCAGCACAGCTGTTCCAGTTGCTGGCCGGTGATCAGCAGGCTGTCGTCAGTCTGATAGATGATGCTGTTCCCGGCGCTGTCCTGGCCGCCATCCAGCAGGCTGCCGGCGGGTAACGCAGTCGGGGACGCATTTCTTTGCAGCGTAAAGCTCACCGCCACGCTGTCCGGCTGCGGGGCGCGGGGGGCAAACCCCAATAAATCCCGGTAGTAAAGTGAGCGGTGCCGCGCCGGCACCGTGTTCAGCAGGGCTTTGGGCGTCTCGAGCAGATGCAGCAGCGCCAGCAGAAACGCCTGCTGTACCGGCAGCATTTTCTCTGCCCGCTCGGGGTGCTGATAGATCTCACTCAGCGCTTGCGGCGTGTAGCCGGCCAACCAGAAGTCTTTCCAGTCAGCGTCGGCATGGCCGGCAAAGGGCACCGCTTCGGTATATTTTGCGACCAGATTGAGCAGGTCCTTTCCTGTTCTTGGCTCCAGCAGGAAAGTCTGGTCGGTTAATCCGCTGCCCACTCTCTGTTTCAGTTGCTCCAGGTCAGACATGATGTTGTCCATTGGTTATGTGATGATAAAGAAGACACACGGGGGCCGTTTTCACCCTATCGGCAGCACGATGACTTACCCGGCGGTGACAAACGTCTGGCTGTTGATAAAAGTCCCCACCCCGGTGACAGCCTTCAGATCCGTATCCGGTTTTCCTTGCGGATCCTGGGCCGGTGTCGTGGGCTGAAATTGCGTCGTAAACTGGCTGCCGACGAGGATCATCGGTGCCGGCGCCGTCGCAAACGCCGCCTGCTGATCGGACGCCAACGCTTTGATGGTCAGCGTCCCTTTTCCCGGGGAGGCGACAAAAGGGGGCTTGATATAGTCAACGGTAAAGGAGACCTGCTCTTCATCCCCGACAATGCAGACCTTTTTACCCTCGATGCTGGCCTCGCCGCTGCCCCTGATCTGTGGCTGGGGCGGCGGTGTGATCGTAATCGCGCCCAACTGCGGGTTGAATGTCAGCGCATCACCGTCGATGACCACCAGATTGCTCATAGTAACCTCAGCGTCTGACCGTCATGGATATTCAGCGTCCCGTCCACCGTCTCGACCAGATCCGTGCCCGACAGAGACACGGTGATCTGCACCCGCAGACGGCTCGCGTCCTGTGACCCCGGCTGAATAATGACGTCCTTGAGCAGCGCCCGGGGCTCATGGCGCAGAATGCTCTCTTCGATGCGGTTGTGGATGTTGGCCAGCAGTTCATCGGTGATATTCTCAAAGATGAAATCATGCATGCCCGCGCCATAGCTCTCACGCATAATGCGTTCGCCTGGCTCCGTCATAAACAGCACGCGCAGACTCTGCATCACCGCCTCAACGCCCGCCGTCAGGGAAACGCCGTCGGGCTCAAGCCGGGGTGGAAATGCCCAGCATTGTCCCAGGGTCGCGGTCAAAATGTCGTTACTCATGGCAACCTCACCGTAATAGGTTATTTTTTCAGGTTAATTTTTGCGCTGGTGATCTCCACCTGCTGCTTGCCCGCGATCGACACCTTACCCTCGGCCTGCAGTTGCAGGGCGTTCGGCGTCTGCAGGGCAATGTCCCCCTCGCCGGTTAAGGTAAGCGCATTGTCGCCGGCCATCAGCGTCAGCGTTTTCTCCTCGGTGTCGATCATCAGGGCCTGTGTCTGGTCGGCTTGACTCACGATCAGCCCCTTACGGTTGTTCTTTTCATCCGGTGGGAACGGCGCCGTATTTTTCGGGTTGTGCATCGCCCCCAGGATGATCGGATAACGCGGATCGCTGTCGATAAACCCCACCACCACTTCATCACCGGGCTCCGGGTAAAAACAAAATCCACTCGCTTTGCTGGCCCACGGCTTACTCAGGCGGGCAAAAATCAGCGAGTCGGGCAGATTCAGCGCCGGCAGATGCAGGGCGATCCGATCCAGATGCTGGGGATCGGCGGTAAAACCCGCTACCGTGCCAATATGCAGCGACCGCACCGGGGGCGCGGGCTCCAGCATGGACGCCGGCAACCCCATCACCAGTTCGCTGTGCCAGCCATGCTGCGTATCAAACAGCTGATTGACCCCGCTCAGTATCACCGTGCCGTCCAGCCCCGCCCCAAAGCCGCTCAGGGTGATGCTCTCGCCCGCCGAGAAGTCCCGGGTTCCCGCCAGCACAATGTGGCCCTGTACGCCGGTCATTTGTTGATAGTTCAGCCAGGAGCTCGACAGGGCTTGCAGCGTCGCTTCAGGCAGCATGCTGAACGCCAGCGCGTAATCTTGCCGCCCGGCGGAGACCTGACCGACCTGACCCTCAGGCTTCCAGGGACGAAACGCGGCGGCCGCGCTTTTTTGCGCCGGCGTGAGCTTTTGTGCGGCAATATCCCATCCCTGCAGTGACAGGCTGTCCGGCGTAAAGCGGTTATCAAAACTCAAATTGATGTCATACAGCGTGTAGTCGCGACTGTCGCGCGTCAGTCGCCGTGAGGCCGTTGCCGCGTCGGACAATGGGCGGATCACCACCTTATCGCTGGCGGCATCGGGCAGCAGCCAGCAGTTGGTGGACAGCAGCCGGCTGCGAATAAACTGCCAGTCACTGAGGCGAAACTGGATCAGCTGATCGTGTTTGCTGCTCAGCTGCGCCGCCGCTTTTTGCGTCACTTTCACCCCCGCAGACTGCAGCAGCCCCTTCAGGACAGTGCTGTCATCCTGCTGACGGAATACCCGGCTATGGGGCGAAAACGTCAGTTTCTGCAACGCGTGGCGCGCCTCCAGCCGAACGGTCCAGTCTTTGCCCTTCAGCTGCATCTTCTTTTGCACCAGATAACCGTCGAAGAGCGGCTTGTTATCCTGGGCAATCGCCACCCGGGCGCCCAGGCTAAAACGGCTGACTTCGCGTTGTACCGCGCTATCCGCTGCGCCATGGTTATCCGTGGGAATACGCAGCTCCAGCTGTGCCAACGGGATCTCATTGATCAGCTGCTGTACCCGCAAACGACGGATCCCCAATGTGCTCGGCTTGCCCGCAATGTCCAGGGTGATGTGGCTCATGCCGCCCCCCCTTTCGTCGCCCGCAGCAGGTCTCCGGACCGAAAATCATCGAGATTATCCAAATCGTTATCCCAAGCCAGCGACAGAGGATCGACGCTGTCGGCCAGCGCCCCGCCGGCGCTGAGCGCCAACAGCGGCAGCGAAGCCAAATCCGGTACGCTGACCAGTGCACGGTCGGGGGCGCTTTGTGCCTTAAGGGATTGCTGAATAACAAAGCTCTCATCTGCCGCCAGACTTAGCTGCACGGTGGCCCGTAGAGGCGTGGCGTCACGGTCAAACAGTGTGTAGGTGACCGATAAATCGCGGGCGCGGCCGGCAAACCACCCTTTATTCTCCCAGCGCATTTTTCCCCAGGTGATGCGCAAAAAATAAGGCGATCCGGTGGCCGAATCCACGGTGCAGAGGGATTTCAGCATCGCCAGCTGCGTCTCTATTGGGGTGGTATTCCCGGGCATCTGGCTGTCGAACAACAAAGTGAGATTGAGTCCGACCGGCTCGGAAATCACATAACGGTTGCTTTGCGATGCTTTGTTAATGGTGTTTTCAGTGTTAAACCGCGTCTGATAATCCAGTTGAATCGTCTCTGGGTTATACATCGCGCTCATGCTGCCCGCAGGGATTTTCCCTTCGCGATCTTTCCAGGCGTTGAGGGTCAGCTTTGACAGCCCCCGTTCAAGTAAGCTCACTGACGCCCCCTTTCAAGCAGCTGTTCCAGCACCTCTTGCTTAATCCTCTCCACCCACCGCTCGTCGTCCCACTCACGGTGCTGCGCCAACGGCAGGGACGGAGCAGAAGATGCCGGCTCGGTGACCTCAACCTGGACGATCAACTCACGAATTTCGACGGTCATAGTTTTACCCCCAGCATGCGCATATCCTGGTAGCGCAGCTCAAGTGTGTTGATGAGCACCTGGTTACTGCCGGCATCCAAATCCCCCATCTGCCAGCGTACCGGCAGGGCATGGCTCAGCGTCCAGGTGGTCACCGGTAATGAAAGCTCGTTCAGCAACATGATCACCACGTTGGCCCACTGCGTGCTTTCCCGGCGCAACACGCGGTCAAACTGCAGCGTCAGGGGGGAGGCATTCACCACGCCGCGCTCCAGCACCAGGCTGCCGTGATCCACCTGTTCGGCCAGCCAGAGGTTGCGGGCATTTTCGCCCCCTTCCCGGTGCTGACTCACTGCCAGCGAGCGCGACAACCCGGAGACGCGCTGGAATGCGATGTCAAACGGACTGGGAATATTGTTAAATAAAAAATTGACGAGAAAACGATGGGATACCGCAGGTGTACTCATCATGATTGGCCTCCGATTTGCGCGCTGGTCGTGCCGTCACGCAGATCCAGCGTCAGGCTGACAGCAATAAATTCCGCAGGAGCCAGCAACGCCAGACGAACCTGCAGGATCATCTTTCCCTGGTGAATATCGTCTTCCGTCATGGTTTCATCCAGCCCGATACTGAGCGAAAAAGCCTCATCCTCCACCGTGCCGAAAAAAGCCCCTGCCAGCCATTGCTGACGCAACCACGTCCAGACCTGGCCCTTTAACTTCATCCAGGTCGGGGCCGTATTCGGCTCAAACAGATAAGCGCGGGCCAGTTTGCTCAGGTAGTGCTCTACGCTGCTGACCAGCAAACGGCTCTGGATATAACGCCAGGCCGTGTTCTCCTCATTGAGCAAGGTCCGGCATCCCCACAGGCGCACGCCTTTCCCGACAAAACTGCGGATCAGGTTGCAGGACACGCCCTGGTTATCCAGTAATGCCGGAGACGTCAGGATACTTTGGGTGGGGCGACGGGTTTTAGCCAACGGGAGGTTGGCCGGCGCCTTCCAGACCCCGTTATCCTGGGCACTGCGCTGAATGGCCGCCGCGACGGCCGGCAGAGGTGACAACACCACGGGTGCCGACGCCTCATCTTCGTAACTGGTTTCCAGCCGTGGCCACCAGGCCGCCCCGCGCTGGCACAAGTCTGCGGAAAAAGACTGCCCGGTCAGCGTCACCGCCTGCGCCGGGGAGTCCGGTAACTCCAGCAGCGCAAAGCGCTGCTGGGCCTGACGACACAGCGTCAGTAACGCTTGCCAGCCCTGATACCACAGGGCATCGACGTCAACCTCAGCCGCATTCACCTCATTGAGCTCACTCAGCTCCGGTACCAGGACCAGGCCGGTCTTGTCATCCGCCAACAGCGTCTCCAGCATCTGCGGCGTCTGTAATGCGCCAATCAGCGCGTGCAGACGTGCGGCCGGTTCTCCCTGCCCTGGCCCGAGAGACAGCACGTAGCACTGCCGCCCGCCGTTCTCAAAGAAGTGGCGCAGGGAGTACGCCAGCGTCCCAGACTGTCCAAAGAGACTGTTCGCCTGCGTCAGTGATCCCACGCTGACGGGCTGCATCACCGTGACCGGTATCGCCACACCAGGGAAGGTATAACCAATAAACAGGGGCATCGTCACCGGATCGTCGCCTGACGCCTGCGTTAACAGCGTTTCATCGTACGAAACCCCAGGAAGAACCATTGCCATCACGGTATCCTTATAAAAAGTCGGAAAAGGGGGTTCCCCCTTTACTGAGACATGTCCTGAGTAAACTTAAGGATGATGAACTCGGCCGGGCGCACGGCGGCCATTCCCACCTGAATGATCATTTGCCCCTGGTTAATCTCGTCTTGTGTCATGGTGACACCCTTACCGACGCGCACAAAATACGCCTCTTCTGCCTTATTGCCGGCCAGGGCGCCCTGTTGCCACAGGCGGTAAAGGTAGTTATCAATTGCCGCCTGCACCCGTTTCCAGGTCGGCTGGTTGTTGGGTTCAAACACCATCGGTTGCAGGGCCTTTTTGATGTCGCGCTCTGCCGCATCAAACAGGCGGCGCACCGGGATATACCGCCAGTCGTCGTCATCTTTCTGTGTACGGCTGCCCCACACGACCAGCCCGCGATCGCTAAAATGACGAATGACATTGATGCCTTTCGGGTTCAGCGCCGCCTGTTGCTCATTGGTGACCCGGACGCTGACGTCGCTGACGCCATTGAGTACCACGTTCGCCGGCGCTTTCCACACCCCGCGTTCACCGTCAGTCTTGCCGTACACCCCTGCCATCAATGCGGAAGGCGGCAGCGAGAGTGGCGCACTCAGGTAACCGGTCAGGGCTTTATCAATCACACCGGCAAAGTCGGCGTTAGCGGTACGCAGGTCGGCCAGCGTGGCGATGGTCGTGCCCTTTCCGGCGGTGTAGCCGGTGATGGCGACCTGCTTATCACCCAGCGTCCGGGTGTGCGGCATCTCTAGGTTCGGGTAATACACCGCCACCTGGGCGGACCCACTGACCGCGCTGGGTGCGTCGCCATTGGCGCTGTCGGCCAGCAGAAAGTACCCTTTATGCAGACCCAGTGAGGCGGCCAGTGCGGCATACACCGCCGAGCGGAAAGCCTCGTCGGGATCCGGACAGGCCAGCAGCGTGATCGCCCCCACCTCATCGATAAGGCCCGGCAACGCGGCCAATTTGCCATTATCGTCTGATGTTTCCAGCGGATAGAGGTAGCAAGGGCCACCGCCGTTCTGGAAATAGAGCCGCAGGGCAACGGAAGCGGTAGGATCCAGAACCGCAATATCATTAATCTGATAGGTGTACTCTGTTGTCGCCTCACCGTCGCGCGCTGCCGCTTCAGGAGGCGGCTTAACCTCCGTTGACGTCACGGTGACAGTGGCGGAAGAAGGCACGTTGCTGTCAAACAGGGTGGTATAGTCCAGCCAGCTGCCGATGCGCGTAATCGCGCCCGCCAGTTCTGGCTTGAGCGGGGTAAAACGTGCGACAAATAACGGCACGGCGGTCGCTCCCGCACTCACCGACATCGCCGGCGAGGCATCTTCTTCAATATAAACACCCGGTACAGTTGTATCTGTAGGCATGTTCTTTTCCTTCAGTGAATTATTGCGCGATATCCTGGCTGAACTGCAGGATGATGAATTCTGCCGGGCGAACCGCGGCCAGGCCGATTTTGATGATCATCTTCCCCTGATTGATCTCTTCCTGGGTCATGGTGAGATCTTTGCCGACCTGAACAAACCAGGCGTCGGCGGGGGTACTGCCGGCCAGCGCGCCCTGCTGCCAAAGACCGTGCAGATAACTGTCTACGGCGGCCTTGACGCGCTGCCAGGTCGGCTGGCTGTTGGGTTCAAACACCAGCTTATTCAGGGCCTTTTGAATATCCCGCTCAACGGCGTTGAACAGGCGACGTACCGGGATATAGCGCCAGTTATCGCTGTCCTCCAGCGTGCGGGCACCCCACACCACGGTGCCCTGGCCCGAGAACGTACGGATCATGTTCAGCGCCTTGCCCTGGTTATACGTGCCCTGAAAATCATCGCTGACGGCGAACATCGGGGTAACGCCATTCACGGCCTGGTTGGCCGGCGCTTTCCACACGCCACGCGCACGGTCGGTTTGGGCAATAGCGGCCGCGGCGATGGCGCTCGGCGGCACCGCCTCACCCGATGCCAGGGTGCACCACGGGTAAAACACCGCGCCAAACGCGGAGGTCGGATACGCGTCCATGACCTCATCGGGCTTATCTGTACCAGCAATTTTGTCTTGCGGGCCGTCAAACAGGCCAAAAATACGGTAGCCTTGACCCACCACCAGGTTGAACGCATCATAAATAGGGGTAGCCATCGTGGTACCCGTCCCTGCCGCGACAATCAGCGTAATATCATCATATTGCGCCACCGCGTTGGCGATACTGGTCTCGTTCACCAGATAACATTTACCGCCGCCGTGCATAAACCACAGGCTCAGGCTGGTATAAAAAGCGTCTTTCAGCGGCGCAGGGTAAACGGCGGTAAATTCCGTCCAGTTTCGGAAAACCTGAATCGGCTCATTCATGGTGGCGGCACTTTTACCGTCGTACGCAAACAGGGGTACAGCGGTGGCGGCACCGTTGACCGAAAAGCTCGATACGGCATCTTCACTGAGATAAACGCCGGGATAAGTGGTTGTCACTGTCATGGCAACATGTCCTCTTGATTAGGCAGTCTGAATGGTCACGCGATCGGCCATGAGCGTGATTTGCTGTACCGCGATTTCGTTACTGGTCGCATCAAATGACGGGGAGGTCAGTGAAGTGGGGAAGGCATTGCTCACATTCCAGCTGACCAGCACTTCCGTGCCAGCTTCATTGGTCAGGCTGATCATGATGTCTTTCTTTTCAACCTGATTGAGCTGAATGGAATTAATCCACTCATACATCGCATTTTTGCCCGGGAATACCCCTTTACTCAGCGTAATATTAGGTACCTGTCGCTGGCCGGGCATTTTGAACCAATTGCCGGTGCCGTCGCGGTATTCAATGGTGTCGAAATTGATGTCCAGACCGGAGGCGCTGGTAAACGGCACCTGTTCATCGCCCAGGGTCACAATAAAGCGATAGGTCGGAATGGGGTATTGCACTGCAATGTCGTCTGCGGTAATAGCCATGAATTCAATCCTTCTTTTTACAATGAATAATGAGTGAAAATAATCTCGATGAAATTATTTACATGGAGTACAGATTAATTAACTCGATATTCCCCTGAAAAAAAGCATGCTACCGCCCCTGATTTACACCAGTTGTTTTTTCACGCTTATAAATAAAGAAAACCGTCTAACTGTGCTGCTTATTTCAGAAAGAGTGCGCGTTCGGCCGCTCTTCTGCGTACCAGGCCGGGCAGCGCTTTACCGCCGGCATGGATCCAACGGCCAAATTCCTGGGCCGCGCCGTCATTATCACCGGCATTGAGTTTTTTCAGGAGCGTTGAGGTCCGAAAATTCCCGACGCCCAGGTTGAAAACAAAGGAAACCAGGGCATCAAACTGATTTTGCGTAAGCGGAACATGCACATAGTGATTGACCGCTCGTTCACTCTCCGCCACATCCTGACACAATAAGGAAATAGCCTGCGCTTCGGTGATAACATCATTCGCGCTGACACCGGCGGTATGGCCATAACCAATGGTCCATCTATCCGCCGGGCATTTATAGGCCTGAAGTCTTAGCCCCTCAAACTCTTTGATGATATTAAGACCATTAATGCCGGTTTTCATGGCAACCTCCGGGTTTTCAGGATTATCTGGCCGCTGATAACAGAGATAAAATGGCATTGCTGACATAGCGCCAGAGAGCCCTCTATATTTAACAATGCGTGTAATACAAACAGTAAGATGATGCAAATCACGGTAGCCTCGACCACTTACGTATTTCCCTAATGTGTAATATAAAAGTCATTAAAATACCCCAAAGACAGCCAAGGCCACTCTCCAGCCCATTTTTTGACAAAAGCAACTTAATGAGAGTTATTTCAATTTTTTATTTACATATGACATATGCGCAGATCGGGCTTGCTCTATAAAGGAAGACTTCATCCTCTTTAGGTTATATCGTACCTAAACCACTGGCTTGCATTAATGCAGTAAAAATAAACGCGCCTATTTGCAAGGCATTCAAGGCCCAACCATCAATGGCTCATGATTTATATTTTACTTATCCGCACTTCTTGAAATAAATATCACCTTTGAAAATAAACACTACGAGGCGGACTGCCACTTTAGCTAGTGTTTAGAGCTGTTTTCTTTTTCTAATAAATAGGTGAATCGCTTCCATAAAAAGTCCAATAAATGACTACCTAATGCTCCCCCTAACCCAGAGAAGACCACGGTCATAAACTCACTGTACCCTTGTTCATAGCCATACACCCCTGCTAAAAAACCCGTGAATCCGGAAATGACGACTTGTTTGAAAACCTCATGCCATGAAAATTTTTTTCCAGAGGCCTTGTTTTCCATTAGGTATCGGACAATACCACCCCAGGCGGAGAATCCTCCCACAATCAACCACGAGAAAACTCGGTCATTATCAGGAAGCGATTTGGGTAACGTAAAAATCATCATTAGCACTCCAATTTTTGTTAATGTTATAAATTCGCGTAAATCGGATCGTAATAATGGGCACGTACCACATAATGAAACAGCCATAACTTCTTACTCTCGCAGACAGAACTGCCGAATATAACTCTGAAGATACATCAGTTTTTGCTGGTCTCGGATGATGCCTTCCCGGACAGAAAGAATACGCTGTCCAGTATCAGCAGCGAGTTCGATGGCGCCATCATAGCCCAGGCTGCGGGTTGAGGAAGATGTTCGGTCTGGACAGGCTTTTTGTCCAGCGACGAGCATCCTGCGATGGCCACGAGCAAGCTGAGAGCGCAGAGCCGTATTCTCTTGTTCAGCATCATTCAGTTTCTCCGTGTAGTGTCTATCTAATTCAGCAAGCTTGCGCTGCTGCCGCTGTAGCACATTGAGTTGAATTTCATATTGCCTGGCTGCCGCACTCGCTTCTTTCGCTTTTTCTTGCCAATTGATGGATTGCTGATAGTAATATCGGGTTGACAACAAAAATCCCACAATGATAACTAGAATAGGTCCCCAAACTGCGCCTCGCAT